AAACTTGCGTTTGCAGAAGGTGACGTGATTGCAACATCATGAAGCTCATGCAATGCATAACCCGATGCCACACGAATTGAAATTGTACCATTGTTTGAAGATGAATTTATACAAAAGCCAATAGGCATATCAATGTTTGGTGCAACTGGCTCAACATCTGTCCAAACACCAGCAGTAGTTGGCGAAGGATAAAGAATAGCACCATCCGCAAATGTATCAGTGTTAACTTGCCTTATCTTGCCAAAGGAAATAACATAGCCATCCTCACCGTTGCTTAAATCATGTGCCGTTATTCCTAATAGCAATTTTGCATCTATTGAACCGTTGGCTATAAACTTTGCAACTGTTATTCTTCCACTTGCTCCCACCGTGCCATTAGCATAAACAAGACTTCCTTTTGTAATGGTTGAGCCTGTCTGATTCTTAACTAACCAAAAGTTTTTAAAGCCTATTTCATTTGGCACTTGGTCATACATTCCCAGTACAACCGTACCTAACTCATAATCCCATCGCATTTTAGCCGTGTCCACATTGTTAGGGGAAACACTTGTATCAAAAAATAATGAGTCAACAGGCTGTGTAAATGATCCGCCACCGACTAAAGATGCCCAGGCGCCTTGTTTCCAAACATATATACTTCCTGTTACACTATCTAACACTAAATAGGCTTTTACATTCTTATCTGCATAGCTTGTAGGCTTAGTTACTGTATCAGAAACAAGACCTCTCCATACCAACCCGTTTCCCGTAGTCTGAAAACCTAATCTTTGTTTATTTCCTGTTATTGGGTAGGGAATGGAATCTATGGAGGCATAAGATATTCCTGCCACCAAAAGAAAAGCAATAACAAGTCCTTGCCGTTTGTTGCCTACTTTGTTAATAGCTTTGCCGATAAACTTGCGCCCAATGCCCATTATTAATTCATTGGCTAAAACCTTGGCAATGTTTCCAACTGCTTTTAAAAACTTCCTTTCTTTCTTTGGTGCTTTTATCTCTTCCATTATATTATGTTTATTGCAAATACAATGTAATTACTTCCATCGTAATGTGTGTTAATATCTATCGTAATAGTAGCAGGTGCCGTTATTACATATTGACTTTCTATTAATTTCTGACCATTTTGGTAAACATGGATAGCAGCATTTAAATTAGTTACTGGTAAAACTCCATTATTTTGTGTCCAGGTTAAAACATTGGATGAAGATGCAAGAAATTCTTGATTAAATATTGAAACGGCAGAGCCATTTACTGTAACATTATTTATTGTTTCTGTGACATTATTATTTACCACACCGCCACTGCCTGCATTGTTTGCAACGTCGGCAAAGTCGCGAGGTTTAGATAATACTGTGCGTTCTGTATAGTTAGGCATCCAATTCTATTTTAAAGTAATCACCTTGCCAAATCTCTGTTTTTAAATCAAAACTACCTCTTTCGAAAACGTAATATCCAGATGAATATTCTATGACCTTGTGAGGAAGGTAAGGATTGTCAACTGATAAATTTTGGAATGGCATATCTACCATGCGTAGCTTTGGTGTGAGCTGTCCTCGTATAATTTCATTTACCAATAATTGACTTACATTTTTAGCAGTACCAGTGTTACCTATTTTCCATGCACTTGATGGAACGTAAATACTTGATGAATTTAATATTCTAAGTCCTCCGGTAGTAGTAGCAGAAGGCCCATCTCCAAGGTAGGTATCAAGATTGCAGACAACAGATGATTTATCATCATTATCACTTGCAAATTCTTTTAAATCGGATTGACCTTGTATAGTGCCATCTGGTAGAAATTCTAAATAATTATTAGTCAAATAATATTCAATGGCATAATCTGCTTTTATATCTGTTCCACTTTCATCCCTAACTTCTTTAAGACGCATCTCCCAAACATATTCTCCTGTTTCTGGAATAGCTAAAGTGTCAAATGAAATAGTTTTGTTATTAATTTCAGTGCCATCTAAATTTATAATGTCTGTTACAAATTCCCATTCATAAAAGCTACTTTCCCAACTTGCTGCACCTAATTGGTAATTAAAACCATTAGTAAAAGTAACTGGTCTTTTTAAATATTTACTTTCTTGTTTAACTTGCAAATTATCAATAACACCAGTAAATTTTAAAGCTGATATAGAATCTAATTTAAAAGCATCTGTATTTGTTGTATAAATTTTATACTCGTAATCCCCTTCAGTAGTTATAGTTTTAGTAACTCCACCAATGCGTAATCTTAATTCACCTTGCTGCAAAGTTCCTACTTTTATAGTAACGTAATAATATCTATTAGAAACAACAGAGCTGCCTGTCCATTCAACTACTCCTGTAACTGTAGTAGCAAATAAACTACCATTTAATATACTCCATCCACTTCCAAGTGTCCAGGTCTGTAATATATTGAAACCCATCAATGGTATGTAATCAATAATTGATGCAACTTTTACAGCATATACAAATATATGAGGCACAAAACCTCCTCCAGTTGACCAAATAGACCTTTGATATAACATTCCTGTATAGCTAAGTTTAGCTTCATTGTTTGTACTATCTAATGTATCTGTTCTAACTATAACAGGATCTGTATTTGTAATGTAGTTATAAACCACACCAGGCATTAAATTCTTTTTAGCATTATGATTATAACGTACTAAAGCATTTTTTAAAGCGGAGTAGTATGTCCATTTCCCACCACTTAATCTCATTAAATCACTACTTCCTAAATTACCTTGTACGTTAGATAAAGTAAAGTCATCAGTAAAAGTGCCAGATGTTTGTACACCTAAAGCACTATATTTAAAATAACGTAATGATGATGGATTGTTAGCATATTGGTTAATCTGAATAAACCAATATTGACTACCGCTAAATATAATTCTTGCACCAAGTGCCTGACATATTTTTTTAATTACATCATAGCAACTTTGGTAAGTATAATTTTTCTTTGTGTCAATATGATAAAATGCTCTATGTTGTATTGCAGTTTTTAAAGCAAAATCATTATCTGAACTATATGTCAATGTACTCTCATGCCAATTAAAAACAGTGTGTAGCACTGGCAGACTATTTGCCACCAGTTCACTCTGAACAAAATCTAATTGATTAAGGCAATTTAAAATATGTTGTACTACTGTGTCCTGTCCATTATAAGGCCCTACTGCACTTTTGTAGTCCAATGTTTTTAGCCATCCTAATCCATCAATGGCAGATATTTGAGCAACATAACCAATAGACAAAGGAATGTCCTCAAATTGTACTAAATCTGTAACTATGTAACCGTACCACCTAAACGATATAGTAGTATTGTCATCCTCGTAGGCAGTTAAATCCATTGTAAACCTTCCCTCAACTGCTAATCCAATATCAAGTAATAATGTCTCTAAATCGTTATTATTTATAAGTAACGATAAATTGCAAGATGATCCGATAATAGGAGTAAATCTTTCTTGTCCTTGTTGGCTTTCGCTATCGTATTGTAATGACAAAGAAATAGTATCAAAACTATAAGTCATGCCAGAAAAAACATTGTCTTTAATAGCAACATTAATCTTTCTGCCTTTCTCATTATATACAGTAGTTTCAAACCTTACAGCCATTATTGTATTCTGCTAAGACCCTTTTGTGATCTGTTCAACAATATAATCAAATCATTTCCGCTTATCCTTGTCTCCAATACTCCTCCCATGCCCATATCACCCATCATTGACTTTAACTTTGACAAAGGAGCAATTACTTCTGGATCTACACGAGCGTTTCTGTTATCTCCTACGGTTGCCATAGTTGGGCCGTATGCTAAACCTCCTTCGGCAAGTTTGGGAGCTCCAATCTTCATTATTAATGACCTTGCTACACCACCAGCAGCAGCAGCAATAGCAGGAGCAATAGCCACCATGAAAGGTGATAATGGTACAGATGCTAATGCTTTTGCTACATACATTCTAATAAAATTAGCAATTATATCAGCAATGCTTTTTCGTACAGCTGCTGCAAGTTCTTTCATACTTTCAAATCCACTTGCTGCTAATTCACCAAAACTTAATATACTTGCAGCAATAATTTGTTGACCTTGTCCTAATGAATCATAGGCACTTTTTGCCGTAGGTGCAATTTTATTAAATGAATTAGCTACATCTTCATTTGTTTGTTTTAACCTTTCATTTGCGGCTGATATACTTTCTAATTTATCTGGCAGTAAATCTAAAGTAGGTAATAAGTTTACTGTATCTATTGGAGTATTTAAAGCATTTTTAACTCCACCTCCTGCTGTGCCTCCTCCTGTTGGTGCGCCACCATCACCAAAAACTAACTCACCTGTTCCATCTGTTGCACCTCCCGTAGCTTTGCCAGGTGCAGCCATGAATAAACTTTTAAACTTGCCTTTAAGACTATCAACTGTATCTCCTATACTTTTAAACTCTGTTGCAACTATTCTTTGTTGTTCTTGGTATTTTGTCATACCGGATAAATCAAATAAATCTAAACCTAATGCTTTTTGTAAATTATCTAATTTACCTAAAACAAAAGTAACTCCTTGCATAACAGAGTTCTTTATATTTATCCAAATGTTTTTAAAGTTATCACTAAATGCCTGCCAGTTATCGTATACATATAAAGCAATAGCACCAATAGCAGCAATAGCAGCTACAATACCAAGTATAACAGGATTAGCAAGTAAAGATGCAAATGCAGCCTGTATTCCTGTTGTCATAAATAAAATAGTAGTTCTAATAAGTTTTATAGTACCTACTAATGCGCCAAAAGTAGTAATTAATTTACCTACTATAAATATAGCTGGGCCGATTGCTGCTATAATTAAACCAGCTTTTACTATAAAGCCTTGCGTCTCTGGATTAAGTGATTTAAAACCATCAACTAACCTTTGTAATCCTGCGCTAAATGTAGCTACAACTGCCTCTAAATTTAATGTTTCATTTATTGCTTTACCTAACTCTGCTAATGATGCACCTACATTATCTTTTAAATTATCAAAAGTATTAGCTAATCCTCCATTGGCTCTTTCCAAATTACCTAAAGCACCAACAGACCTTTTTATAAATTCCTCACTACTAATTCCCAGTTCTCTAATTCCTTCGGCAGTCACTACACCAAACTCCTCTTTCATCACTCTTGCAAACTCTGGCAACCTTTCTTTAATCTGATTAAGATCTTCTTGTGTTACCTTACCAACCGCGCTTATCTGTGATAATGCCAATACTACTCCATCAAATTGTTCTGCACCACCGCCTGCCCTTGCTACTGCATTACCAAACTGTGTAATAGTTTCACGAGCTGCATCGGCATTCATACCTACACTTTGCAAAGAGGCAGAGGCCTTAACAACTTCGGGAAGAGCAAGACCAGGATTCTCGGCAACTTTTCTTAACTTTTCTAATTCTATGGCAGCACCTTCACTACTTCCCATAATAGCAATTAAACCATTCTGCAGTTTTTCCATGTCTGCAAATGATTTTAAAGCAGCAGCACCTACACCGATAATAGGCAATGTCAATGACTGGGTTAAAGTAGAGCCAAGGTTAGACATATTTTGTCCAAACTTTGTCATAGACTTTTCTACCTTACCTAATTCTTTGTCAAGATTAGTGGTATCAATACCCAGCTTTAAAAGTAGTTTACCTATTGCCATTTATTCTTCTTTATCCCATTTGTCAAATATTAACTTGTCATTATTTGTCAAACTTCTATTAGTTTCTTTCTTTGTAGGATTCTCCCATGGAAACTCGATTAAATCTTTTGGCTTTAAACTTTTACCTTTTGCCGTGTGTACGTTTAATAGTAAAGTTGTTTGCCATCTTATTCGTTCCCATTGTGTTTGCTCCTGTTGTTCAAAGAAATTGTTATAACCTTGCATAGCCATAACAACATCTCTAAAACTCATTTCATTGTATTGCGAAGGGGGAAATCTTAAAACTCCGAAACAAAAGCGTTCGATGTATTCAAGTGTGAGCTCTCCTCCTT